GTCCAGAAGTAGGTAATGAAAATGAGTAGTGCAATAACACCAGATGTTGTTGGTTATACGGAGATTCTTGAAGAGTCTCCTATGACAGAACAAGAACAATTATTATTAATTGAAAAAGAAACAAAAATTATCTCTGCACAAGTAGGAAAAATGGAACGTGATTTAATAATTGGTCAGAATCTTATGGAAATTAAAGATCAAAAATTATATAGAAGTCAAAATGGAAAAAGGTCATGGGAAGAATATTTAATACAAGAATCTCAAAAATTAACTTTAGATGGAGAGACTATTCATTATAAAAAAGCTCAAAGGTTAAGATCATTTTATAAATTTAGATGTTTAATTTTGCCAAAAAAGGACCCTTCGGTCCCTTTGCCAACAGCAGTAACTCAATTAAGACCGATAGCAGGTGAAATGGTAAAAAGCCCAGAAGATGCTGTAAAAATTTGGAAAGCTGCTTGTTCTGAGGCTGGGAATGATAAAGTACCTACTTATAATCAAGTTAACAGGGCGTTTATAGCATATAGAGATAAAATTATAAATAATCAAAAACAATCAGAATTAAAATCAGATAGTAATGTTGAAACAGTTTCTTATGCAGAACCTACATATCAAACATCAACAAATACAAGTTACGAACAACCCAAAACTACTACTCCAGTATGGGAACAAGAACGCAATACACAAGAAGTAGATCCTTATTCTGAATGTAAAAAATTACATGATGTTTTATATGAAGCAGAGAAAAGTTTACAAGACTTGCATGGTGTTCTTTATCATCAGATAAATAAGTATGGAAGTGCTTATTTAGATCAGATGAAACAGTTTGATGCAGGACTATATTCTGTATCAGATATTGATGAAAAGATAGATGAGTTACATGAACAAACAGCTTATCTTGTTGATCTTTTGCAAAAAGAAGTAGAACCTAATGATCTTGTAAATGAGTAATCCACAAAAACGTAAAGGAGATAAAGCTGAAAGGGAAGCAGCAGAACTTTTGACAGAGGTTACTGGTTTTGATTGTCAAAGAAATCTATCAGCAGGGATTCCTGGAGATGTTGGAGATATTCATGGTGTACCAAACTGCGTGATACAGGTAGCGGATTGGAAAGATAAATCTCAAGCTTGTCTTGTTAAACCTAGAGAAGTAGAAGTGCAGAGGAAAAATGCAGGAGTGGACTTTGTTGCCAGTATGGTCAGGTTTAGAGGAGGACAATGGCGAATGGTGTTGACCCCAGAACAATTCAACACTTTGTTACAGGCAGCCTTGCAGTAAACATTATATAAGGTATATAATTTAATAGTTTAGTACAATAAACTAATGGCCACAAAACAGCCCTCCACCTTATCTGAAGCTCTTGCTATCTTTCAATCGCAAGTAAAAGCTGCTGATAAAAATGGTAAGGCAAAATTTCCACAACCTCGTACCTACTCTTTGCTGGAAGATGTTTTAAAAGCACTTCAACCTGCAACTGAACTTGGTATATCTCATACACAAACTTTTGATTATCTTCCTCTTGAAGATGGTAAAACTCTTACAGTTTTAATTACCACTCTTTATTTCAAGAATGAAAAACTTGAAAGTAAATTACCTCTTAGAGAATTAAGTGGTAATAATGTTTATCACGACTTAGGAATAGCTATAACCTATTCTCGAAGATATGCTCTTGCTGCTGCTTATGGTATCGGATCAGAACATGATGATGATGCTGTAGCTCTTACTCAACCACCAGCTAAAGAAAAAGGTACTGACAGGACTCATACAAAAGCAAAACAAAAACTTGAGCCTGTATCAGAACAAGCCAAGAAAAATCCCCCAATCACTACTGAAGCTAGAACTTTTATTACAGATCAGCTTAAGGAGTTAATGAAAACTGATCCTGATAAAGCAAAAGAAATTGTTGCTTCTTTCTGTAAAGAGTTCAATGTTCCTAGAGCTTCTGGATTTATTACAGAAGCTAGACATGGAGAGTTTTTGAGTCATGCTATATCAAAGATAGCTGACGATTAATGACATCAGAAGAAGCTGAGTTCTCTGGTCAAGAGATTATGAGACAACTTGAACAAAGACGAGCAGATCAGCGTAAAGATTGGAACAGAAACGTATTTGGGGTGCGTACCAATGATGATCTTGCTTCTTTAATCAGAGAGCATTGTAAGTCGAACAATGTCTCTATAAATTTATTTCTAAACAACTTACTAAAAGACTTTTTTAATTATGGCTGACTTTAATCCAGCACTTCCTTTACCTATCAAATGGTCTATAGGAGATGATCGTTTCAATGAAGGCCAACAGGTCTTGAGTTTAACAATTCCTGTTGACTCTGTTACTTATTTAATAGAACATTTAAATACTCTTGTTGATCAAAAAGCAAAAGATGGAGAAGTTTACGACTTTAACAAAAAAGAGAAAGTTAAAACTAAATGTGTACAAATCTACTCTAAAGCGATGGATGGGCAGTTCGGAGTATTTGGCAACATAAATCCACAGAAGCTTGAAAGAGAGGTAAATGAAGAATTACCTTTCTAACAGTAAACAAAATGAATACTTAAAATTAGATCCTAACTTGAATATTCATTTTAAAATAATAAATGGTGTACGCTACTGGCTTACACCACCTCCTACTGGTTATAAAAAATGAGTAATCCTAAAGCCTCTATAGCCAAATTACGAAAGCTAAAACAAATAAGACGTCAAAATTTACAAAAAAATTTTTTAGAAATTCAAATGAAGGGTATGGATCATTATGTTTTTATTAAAGATAATGGTAAAGCTCAAGTAGTTTATCAAGAGGGTCGTTGGGTTACAGAACATATAAGAACTGCAATCCTTAAATTTAATTATGAAATTGACAAAATAGATAAGTTATTTATCAAAGATTTTACTGATGAAGAGATTAGGGAATATGAAAAAATTTCTTCACGGGATTAGTCTTCTTTTTCTCTCTTATTTCTTTTACTACAGCAGCAGCTTCTAGTTCAATCAATCTATTTAACATAGAAGCTAAAAATACATCTTGTTCTAGTTTATGCCTGACAAGATGTGTACAGTATTTTTTTATATCATCTATCTCATTACTTGCCATAATTTCTCTACAACGCATTTCAACATCTAACTTCATTTCTAAAGGTGCTGGCTCAATGTCTATGTTAAGAAATTTAGTTATTTTCATTGGAGATTTGTAGATGACCCTGGAAACATTCTTGCTTCAATAAATGCAACTGCTTGATCGTCTATTGTGTTATCTGTCTGTTTAGCTATTGCCTTCAACAGATCCACAATTAATCTCTTCATTGCTTTTGATTTTATAAAAACAAGAAGAATAGGTTTAAAAATTTTTACCATCGTTTTTATGTGTTACTTTTCAAACATAGCTACTTTGCTAGTATTAGACAAGAATCTTAACTTTTATGGCTGAAGATACTACTAAAGAAGTAGAACAGGAAGAATCGCAACAGGGAAGTTCAATTCTTTCAAATCTTGTTCAGATGATTATACTTTTTTGGAGTTTAGGAGTAATTTCTTTTGCGTACTTCGGAAATTCAACAAGACAAATTGATACCACTTTTGCAGCAGGTTTGCTCAGTGCTGTCATGTCAAACATGGGTCTACAAGTAAAATCTGCTACAAATGGCAAAAAGAAACTTGGTAAGGTTAATATAGTAGATAACAAGAACTCTAAAGTAGGTATCAAATGAAAAAACTATTTGCTTTACTTTTATTCTTTCCATCGGCTGCCTTTGCTGATATAAAACAGGAGTTTGTTACTTCAGCACAGATAACAGTTGATATGCCTTATGTTGTGACCAACAAGGTAGGAACTACATATTCACTAAGCGGAAATAATATTACACCATCTGTAACTGTAGGAGATACCACAACATCAGGAAAGATTGGTGGGATCAATGTTGGCTCGTTAACTAACGGTGTTCCAGCAATGATTCAAACAGATACCTCAGTTACAAGTGCGGGTTCAGCTTTCTCAAAAACCGAATCGGTAATCATGGGTGACGCTACACCATCTACTGTCACCCCTTCCAGTGGTATAGCAGCATTACCAATATTAGGAGGAACAACTACCGTAGCTTCT